ACTCCCCCCCCCCGCCCCCCCCCCCCCCCCCCCCCGCCCCCCCCCCCCCCCCCCCCCCCCCCCCCCAATGTGGTATAGACGGCAAGGGACGGGTTCCTAGCCGCGCGTCCACTGTATACTACTAGGGTATCTGCTCACAGACGCGACCCTATCTACGGAGTCTTTACATAAAGGAGCAACATGGGCGTACTGGCCAGATACAGAGAGCTAGGTTCCAACCTAGAGGCTTCTATCCAGGTCAGGAAAGAGTCTGAGAAGGGTCGGCACTGGCACAGGATGCATGAGCGGTGTTGGTGCGGGCACTTGGGGGTGCCATCGAAGTTCTACAGGTACAAGGACGGAAAGCAAGTGGGGACGCAGGGAGAGGCGGAGGCGGCATATCTGGCGGCTGGGGGGAAGGACCGAGACACCGAGATGTTGGAGCGATATGTCCCCACTAGCTCTTGTCCCCACGTGATGTCCCCGCTATGTTCTGGGTGTGGAAAAAACAAGGTAGAGGCGCGACGGGCGAAATGCTCGGCCTGTCGAAAGCGGACCTACAGGGAAAGGGGAAAGTGAATGCAGTACCGCAAGAAGCCAGTCGTGATTGAGGCTTTCCAGATGACGGAGGCTAGGCGGAACGATAATTCCGAGTGGCCCCAATGGCTGCACCAGGCGTGGAACATGGAGGGGGAAGGGGCGCTCTTCATCGACAGCGACGACCCAGAACGCCAACGCTTGTGTATCGGCACCCTGGAAGGCGTACACGCAGTGGGGTGGGGCGATTGGATTATCAGGGGCGTCAAGGGTGAGCTGTACCCGTGCAAGCCAGACATCTTCGAGGCTACCTACGAACTGGATGTTGGGGAAGAAGCCCCCCTGAGACTTCCTGCGTGAACCCCTACAGGGAAAGGAGCGGGTGAGTGGTCACGACTACAACGGCATCGTCTTATGTGCTAACCGACATTCCCGTCGGGGGCTTCCTGTCGGTGGGGCGGACGTGGTTGTACGCCACGACGTATGCAGGCACGAGTATGCACATGGTCGAGGAAAGCGTTGATTCGGGCGAGCGAGCGCCGAGTACAATGTGTGGCCTTCCACGCCGCCGTGTGCCCCTCTTCATGGAGTGCGCTAAGCCCAAGAGTATCCCTAAGTGCCGAACCTGCCAGAAGGCTGTGGATGCGACGATGAGGTCCTACAGGGGGCGTAGTGGCTAGGAAGGTAGCCATCCCCGCGAGCGTGAAGTTTGGAGCGCATGAGTACCGAGTGAGGCTGTTGCGTGGCATGGTAGCGCGTCGGGGCAACGCTGGGGAGTCTTCTGCACCGCTGTGCGAAATCCGCATAGACGCGGACAGGGTGAACACCCAAAGGGTGTCTACGTTTTGGCATGAGGTGGTTCATCAAGGGTGGCAGGTATTTGGTGGCGGATTAAAATCCCCCACAGAAGGCCAGTGTGACGCCTTCGCTGAGGCCGTGACACAGGTGATGACGGGAGCGATGGGGATAGAGTTCGACTTCTCCGCTCTCCCAATAGAGGAATCTTCATGAGGCTCACTACAAAGTGATTAAAGTAGACGAGGCCGCCGAGAGGCGGCTTTCTTCATGCCCGTTTACCGACACAACTCGGACATTAGACGGATTTTGGACGGACGCTGAGTGGATTCGGGTGCGCTACCTCCACTATATATACGTCCGCTCCGACGAGGCGGTCCTGAACGGGGTGAGGTGTGGCTGTAGACCTTGAATTGAACCCTGGGGCGCAGGATAAGTTCGTGCGATCGGAGGAGCCGTTCGTTGCGTTTCTTGGGGGATATCGCTCAGGGAAAACGGCTGGGGCCTTAATCAAGTGTTGGATGTATACCATGGAACACCCTAGTTCTATTGGTGTCTGGACGGAGCCTATCGCGGGGATGTTCCAAGAATCTCTTTTACCCACCCTGAGAAAGTTCTTCGGGGAGTACGAGAGCCAAATGTGGCAGGAATCGGGAAAGGGTGGCCCCAATCATAGGATTGAGTTCTTCAACGGCTGTGTGTGGCTCCTCAAGGCGGCTGAGACGCCTGAGAGAATTGTTGGCTTTGAGTGCTCCTGGGCGTTGATGAACGAGGCGGCGTCCACCGAGCACGGCTCCCAGGAAGAGGCGTATTTTAGGTTGGTGGGACGACTATCCCAGAAAGGGTTTCCTCATTGGTTGGGGGTTGCCACTACCCCGTCGGGGCATAATTGGCTGTGGAGAGAGTGGGTGGAATCCCCCAAGCCAGGGCACGTTTTGTTCCACGGCGGCACGATGGACAACAAGGTTAATCTACCCGACGGGTACATCGAGAGGATGACCGAGACCTACGGTTACATGACTCCCATGTATAGACAATATGTCTTGGGCGAGTTCGTCCAGATGGAAGGGTTGGTCATCCCCACCTTCGACCCTAATCTCCACGCCTGCGTGAACTGGCCGCAGGACGAGCTCTTCTTGAGGAGGGTCGCGGGGGTGGATTTCGGGAGTCAATCTCCAACGGCCATCATCGAGGTAGCGCTATCTCAGCCCCGAAAGCGATGGTTGAGGGAGTGGCTTTATCAGAGAGAGTGCGACGACGAGGCGTTCGTCAAAGCGTGTAGAGACGCGATGGACGACGGGGTTACTTTGTTCGTCTGCGACCCATCTGGGAAAGAAAGAATCGAGTGGATGACCTATCGCGGGATTCCCGCCATAAAAGCTCCATCCAACCTCATAGAGCGAAGAGTCAAGGCGTGGCTGACGCCACTGAGTGAGAATCGATTGGCGGTAGACAGGGGTTCGGGATTCTTGATTCGGGAGCTCACAGGATTGACGTGGGCGAAACGAAGAGGCAGGGAACTGGAAACCGACAAATTCAACCAGAATAGTCCCGACCACGGATTTGACGCGGGGGCTTATGGGCTCATGGAGATAGAAGAGATGCCGGTCAACTTCAGGGAACCAACGGTCGTTGAGCACGGAGTCCTGGCGTGAGAAAAGGAACACTCTCCGCTGAGGAGATAGCGGACCGCGCGGATACGCTGAAGAAGGACGGTGGCTCTCAAAGGACTTTGGATAATCAGGCGGTCGACCAGTACACCCAGGATAGGGTTGTCCAGGCCTACGACCCCTCCGGTGACGACAAAAGAGGCAAGTTCGAGCCCAAGCAAATCGGCACCGGCACCGTGGGGATGATGGTCGATAGGAACGTCAACGTCCTGAGACCAAAACCGTTTTGCAGGGTCATCGCCTTCGGGGGGATGAAGGCTGAGGACCACGCTTCGGGAACTTTGGAGCCGTGGTTGAACACCCATATCTGGATTTCGCAGGGGGACTTTGATGTCTGGAACACGGGGATTCTCGACCTAGATTTAATCGGGGAGGCGTGGTCGAAGGTATTGCCCGCTCCGCAGTTCTGGGGCGACGATGAATATCAAGAATTAGTGGACGAGTGGAACCGACTGGTAGACGAAGGGGCCGACGAGGACAAAATAAAGGAAGCCAAGGAAAAAGCCAGGGTCTACCGTCGAGACAACCCCGCCATTGTGTGGCGGTACGTCGACCCGCTTTCCGTCTATCCCGTCTGGGACGAACGAGGGATCTCTGAGGTCTACGAAATCCGCAAGCTGACCAAGGGCGAGATTGAAAATCTAGGGGGTGACATCGGCAACAACAAGGAAGCTGAAGTCATCGAGTGGGCCAATCACGAATACGTCGCCACGGTGCTGGGAAGCAAGAGCGGGATTGTCAACCGAGCTACAGGGAAGGCGATAGAACCGAGTTTCCTGAAGGGTCCGTGGGAGCATAAATTAGGAACCCATCCCTATGTCAGAATCCAGCGTGACCCCATCCGGGCGAACAAATCCGGTCACACCCGCAGGGGGTCTTCTTATCACCTAAGGTTCATGTCCGAGAGCTTGGACGAGACCATCACCGACTGGCGCACCGTGATGAGAAAAGAGGTCGAGTCCCCGCCGTTGTTGATACTGAACCCTACCCTGCGGGGGAGATTAGGCCTCGCTGAGAAGACCGTCGATGTTGACCCCAACAAACCGCTGGTTCTCTACATGGACAAAGACGGCGCGGAGGGTGCGATGCGCTACCCCACCGCCACGGTCAACCCTCAACTAGAGGCATATTTCTCGCTCGTCGCAACCTACGCCGACAGGGCCGGTGGGTGGAGGCCAGGGGTCATAGGCCAGGGTCCGTCGGGGGAGAGTGCCGTCAGGTTCTCGGAGGGCCGACAGGCCGCATTGGGAGAATTGGGTATCGCTCACGGCAATCTCGAAGATGGGTTTGCAAGGGTCGGGGAATTGCACCTCCGCTGTGTGCTTTCGCTAGACCAGGAAATCACCGTCCGAGGAGTAGATAAGAAGGGTAAGGGCAGGGAAATCACCGTCACCCCCGATGACATCAGGGAACATGAACGGACGACGAGGGGGAAGATTAAACTCGGTCTCCCCGTGGATAAGGGCGGAGCGGTCATCAGGGCAACGGCCCTCACTGCTCCAGAGCATCCGTTGGTCACGGACAACTACGTGAGAGAAGTCGAACTGGATATTGAGGCCCCGCAGGACATGGGGGACGCTTTAGCGCAGCAGAAGATGGTTAACGCGATGGTCGACATCGGCATAGAGAAGGCCCGTCAGAGAGCCCTTTTGACTGGCGAGCAGTTGACCCCCGAAGACATAGAAGCCCTGGCAGCGGGGATGAAGGACATGCCGGAACTAGCGCAGATGGTCCTAGTAGGGCAGTTCGGGGAGAACCCGCCTTCCGCTCTATTAGGACAGTTGGCCAGGGGTAACGCTAACAAGTTGGGGAAGGGAGTTCTACCTCAGGAGAGCCAGCTCGCGGGAGTGCAGGGAACGGAGATTTAGGTGCCTGATCCGACGCAAAGATATGAGGCCATCAAGAAGGCGGCTGACGAAGAGTACGCACGTATTCGTGGGCCCGTCGAGGACGTGGCCCCTAGCCATCCTATAGGCGCGACACAGATGTCCAAAGAGGAATCCCTCAGGGAGTATGTTGGGGCGAAAGACGACCAGAACGCTCTTGATTTGATGCTCAAGCAGCTCGTCAGCGATTACGGCTTTGCTGCTGGTCTGAAGGCGTGGCAGCGATGGGTTATCGACAACGAGGCGCAACTTGGCTAGCCTCTACCGTTGGGCCACTAGTATTCAGCGCCAGGCCCGTATCTCTGTCCAGCGTCAGCGTGAGGAAGAGAGAACGCAAAAATTAGACGAACAGGACAACCAGAGACTTCTAGGCTTCCAACAAGAGTTCGAGGTGGAGCGGGGGCGAAAACTAGACCTAGACGCCAGGGACGACATAAACCAGCAGATGGATGTTGAGGTGAAGAGGGCGGGACGCTTGGACGCGATGGAGAAGCAAAGAGGCGACTTGCCTATAAGAGGCGCTGAAGTCCCTGAAGGATTCCAACTGCCTGAGTCACCGTTGACTGATGCGCGAAGACCAGCACCTATAGAGCTTGCCTCAAGGGAACGCCCCGCCGCGCAACCCTCCAGGGCTAACCTCCTGCGGGCTGAGGTTAGGCGCAAGGCTGAGATAGGTGAACCACTTACCGCTGAGGAACAGCAAGTGGCTCTAGGGATTGGCTTTGCCATCGGCCCTGTTGAGGGTGCGATTAGGGTGACGGGGCTACAAGTGACACCCGCCCAAGAGGAAGCGCTGGGACAGGGTGTGTCGCCCGAAGCGGCTGACTTCCCCCCGTCTGACATTGGGGCCCCTGGCGGCGTATCGCCGTTCCAGGGTACACCCATCCTGGGCACGGTGACATCGCCGGAAGCCACTTTCCCAGGGATAGCAGGGAAGATTCCAGGACTCAGAACACCGGGCGAGTTGGGAGCGACGATAGCAACCCTCGGTGTTGGCGGGCCTCTCATCGGCCCCGCGACGGCGGTGACTGGAAGTGCAGGAGCGTTTGTGGGCGGACAAGTGGCCGAAGAGGTAGGGGTTGAACCTGCCATCGGTGAACTCGTAGGCGGGCTTGGAGGCGCTGTTACGGGCGGTTTGGCCGTGCGGCCTGCTGTCCGTGGCGTTCAGCGGGCTCTGCCAGGCGCGGCGGAGCGGGCACGCCTAGCACCGGAGGCGGGGGCTGTCCCACTACGGGGCGAGGGGGTTCCATTTGGGGGTGAGAGGAGCGTTCCCCTTGCCCAGTTTGACAAAGCCCGCTTACCTGCCGTACCAGAGGGTCATACCCGTATGTTCCGAGGTGAATCTCCGTTCCCTAGAACAATTGTGGGTGAGTCTTTCGCTGCGCAACAGCGTGGCCGCTGGTTCACAACTGACCCTGATAGGGCGGCAAGGTTCGCAGCGAAGGCCAAGGCTGGCGAAGTCCGGTATATAGACGTGCCTAATGCGGAACTTAGTAACTGGCGCAATGCGAAAGAAGTAGGTGTCAATCGTCCTGCTGACGAGTTTCTTGCACCAGAAGAGTTTGCACAAGCAGGAGCGCTGACGCCCCGTCCCGTCTCTGCCACCCCACTGCGTGGTGACCCACATGTAGCAAAGGGCGACCCTGGCCCTCCGCCACCACCACGAAAGCCGCCCGCTGGCCCCAGCCCCGACGACCCAGAGTTCAGGAACATCCAAGAGGTAGCACTCAAGGGTGAAAAGCCAGAAGAGACGCTTATCCGCCGTCATGAGGGGGCTATTCAGACAGCGCGACGTGGGGCACAGATACAAGTAGATGAGGGAAATAAACTACTGCGGGAGGCGCAGATGGGACAGCCCTTCCGAGGGACAGTAGTGTCAAAGGCGGGGCAAGTGGACGAGTTTGACGAGTTGTATCGCTACCTACACAATCCCAGCAAGGTGCAGTCGGGTGAATTTGTTGTCCCAGAACGGTTGCGTCCTTCCTACGATAAATTGCGCGAACTGACTGACTGGGAGCAAGCCGCTCGGCTCGATTTCGACCCTGAGATGGCGCTGGTTGAGGACTATTTCTACCGTGGCTGGAAGCCACCGAAGGGGATGTTCACTTCTACCACGACCAGAGGCCCCCTAGGCCGTAAGCCTGGGTTTAAGATGCCGCGAGTAAATGCCACCTATGACGAGATGCGGGCGGCGGGTTTCGAGCCGCTGTTCTGGAATCCGTTTGAGCAGTGGCAGCACTCGCGGATGATGGGCGTTCGCTACAGGGAGCAGATGCAGTTGATTGAGAGCATCAAGGGGTTGGAATTGGCAACGCCGCACTCTGGTGGGTCTGTGCCTGAAGGATGGCGAGTGCCGCGTGTTGGCCCTGCCTTTGAGGGCAAGCCTTTCGCTATCGTTGACGAAGCTGGTGACGCTCAGTCAATGTTCACGCGCCGTTGGCTAGTACCTGACACTATGGCTGATCGCTTGGAAAACATCTATGGAGTGGCACCCCAGCTTGGAACAGTTGAAATAGCGGGTCGGCCTGTGAATCTAGCGAAGATGGTGGATGCTGTAACCTTCATCCCCAAGCGTGCTAAGTTGGTCGCTTCCGTTTTCCAGCACGTTGACTTTCTCACTCGCTCCCATATCGGAGCGTGGACAGGGATGGTGAACGCTCTTAGGAAGGGGCAGCTGGTTGCTGCGGTGAAGCATCTTGCTGTTTGGCCGAACAGCGCCCGGAAGATTCTGCAAGCGACTGTACACCCAGGTTATCGACAGGGCCTACGTCGTTGGGCGCTAGATACTACCCCGCTTGTTCCAGAGCGCCCTGGACTCACCATGAAGTCGGTCAGCGAGGCGGGTCTGAGTTTGCAGGATGTGACGATCCTGCCCGCCGACATTGATGAGGTCGCCAGGGAGATAGCGCAGGAGGCGATAGCGGCAAAGGTGATAAAGTCACCAGCCAGAGCCCTTGCTGGTTTTGAGAGAGTGCACCGCCAGGGTTTGTTTCAGGGTGTCTACCCCGCTGCCATCCTGACCGATGTGCAGAATAACATCGCCCCGATCATGGTGCGGAATTACCCTCAGTTGACCGATGCACAACTGGCTGGCCAGATCGCTAAGGTTGCTAGCACGAAGTATTCTACCATCCCCGCCTCAATGAGCGTTGTCCAAAACCGCACTCTCCGAGGTGTCTTCACGCGCCTCTTCTTTAGCATGGGCGAGTCCGAGGGGCTACTGAGGCAGGCGACTGGGGCGCTCAAGGGTCCGCAGGCTGCATTCTGGCGAGACCATTGGGTGGGTGCTTATGTTGGCCTTATCGCCGCTGCCAACGCTATCCACTTTGTGTCTACGGGAGAACCTCTTCCATTCGCCAGGTATTCTCCTATCTCGCGGGATAAATGGGGGCCGTTGCCGTTTGGCTACAACCGTGACTTTGCCGCACCCACTATACCGCTCACGGGGCGGTCAGGGGCGGAACTCACTTTGGACTTAGTGGGGCAGCTCGACACCGCCTTTCGTATTCTCGACCCAGTGAGTTTCGTTACCTCGCGTGAGAGCGTGCCAGTACGAACTGCACAGAACCAGATTGCGGGCGCGGACTTCTTTGGGGCGCCGATTGACGAGGTGGGGCCAGGGGGTATTGTGTCTCGCACCTCGCAATTCATCTTCGATATGTTTGCTCCCATCGGTTTCGGTCAGGCTGGCTTAGAACTCGCCCGCAGCAATGTCGAGGGAGCGGAGACAATCATCCGACCAGGAGAGGATAGGCTAGGCGCTGGTGGTACGTTGGTTCAGGCCACGGGCGTGAATCTCAGGGCGGAGACGACACCCCAGCTTCTCGACCGCATCCGCGCTGAGGTAATGCGGGAGAAGGAGATTGGGGGGAGTTACGAGGACATCAAGGCAACCGACTCGCCATTAGCTAACGAAATAGACGACGAGGTTGAGAAGCGGATAGGGCAAGAACTAGAGCTCCGGCGGGAGACGGCAGAGATCAGGGGCCAGGTAACCCCGCAAGGTCAGGGTTTCCAGGCGATTGAGACTACCCGTGAGGTGCAGCAAGCCGAGCAGCTGGACGACGACGCCAACCTTAATTCTGGTCAATGGGGTGGTGATATCTGGCGGGATAAATACCGTGATCGACAGCGGGGTTTCTTCAGCCGACGCGAGCAGATTAAGCAGGACTTCCAGATTGAGTTTGGGGACAAGGAGGCCCCGTCTAAGTCTGTCAATGCAGCTATCAACGCCTACTTCGATGTCAACATTGACGATTATCTCCAGCCAGACGGAACTACTGAGTGGGCCGGATTCTTCGGTGCCCAAGACAAAGCTCTTGCTCCGCTATCGGCAAAGGACAAAAAGCGGGTGAAGGAGTTCATTCGTAAGTTTGATACGCCGACCGTGACGGAGTTCCGCAAGGCTAAGGATGTGGTGGATAGGTTTTATGACAAGCCCAAGTATGAGGGGCTATCGCTTGAAGAGGGTGAACGGCTGGATGAGTTCGTCAATGTCACGGTGGAGGAGTTCCAGCGCCGACAGTTGCGTGAAACTGGCAGAACGTTTCGCACGCGAATAGCCATTATTGTTGCGGCTGAGGAAAGTGGCCTGCCAGAGAAGTTGCTGAACGTGGCTCTCCTACTACAGCGTGAGCGATTCCGCGAGCAGATTATCAATCCTGAGCGTGACGAATGGCTTATCCAGCATGAACGCATCCTGAGCAAGTTCTATCCTGACTTGTTGGAGCGAGAACTTTCACGGGCACAGGAAGCAGAACTCGGCGAGCAGGCATTTGAGGCGATAGCGGCTCGCTAGCGGGAGTAAAAGTAGTCAGGGTCAGTGACTGTACATTCGGTATAGAGCCCAATTATGAGCCAGAAAAGGATGAGCGCGAGCCCTGACCATACGACCAGCGTGCCCAGTCTATCCCACATCGCCTAGTGATTATACACTGAGGAGTCAACATGAAGAAGATACTAATTGGCGGTGTGCCGCATTGGGAACATGATGGCGTGATACTCCCCATCATGGCGGGAGGCGACGGAGGGCACCCGCCAGCGCTAAGCCCTCAACACCACCAGACACTTCATGGCGGCCGCGATGGGGGTGGTGGTGCTGGCAACCAAGCGGGGGATGTTCGATGGGTCACCAACTCAGTTGGGCTCTTGGAGGAGCAAGCATGGACGGGCTCTAGATGGGTTGCGACGGGGCAGGTACGCAACCCCCTTGACGCTGGTGGCGCCAGTGGTGCCGCAGGCCGCACCCAGTTCGAGTCAGAGCGAGCGCTTGACCTCGCTCAGGCCGAACGGTTCCGCGCTCAGACCGAGAACGAGAGAAGGCAACTTCAAGCCGACATCGATGCCACGGAGCAACGGCTCAGAGAGATTGTGCTGCAAGAGGAGGCTGCCGATGAGCGCCAGCGCCTCCAACTCATAGCCGAACGCGAGATGCTTGAGATGAGGTTGGAGAACTCCCGCCGCGAGCTCGCCTTCTCAGGCATCATGGCTGAACGACAAACCCTCATCCAGGAGAAGGGCGCGGAACGAGCTAGGCAGACAGAACTAGCGGGTCAGAAGCCGTTCAAGTTCGCCTTCTCCTCACGGGGGTTTGCGGAGCCAGAAGTGACGCCCTTCACCGAGTTCAGAAAAGCGGGCCAAGCGTTTATCAACGAACCCCTTCCTGAAGCCAGTCTACAGATGGACAGTGAGAAATTGGAGAAGATTCTCGCCGCCGCCCAAGAGTTAGAGGCCCCTCAAGCACCCTTCGGGTTCGCTGAGGGCGGCATCATCGAGATGGAGAATAACGATGGCGCGTTTTCTATGAAACCCGCCAACGAACAGACCGTCCTTGTCGGCGACGGGGCGGGCGTCGTTCCCGGTGTCACTGAAGCGCTCACTGTAGGAGTGGGCGAGGACGGGGCGTTTCGGGTGAAGGTGACGCCCATCGCGGGCAGTGCTCAGGCTGGATTGGACATCAAGACTCTTTCGGGGTTGGCCGATTTGCCGTTCCTCCAAGCAATGAGGTTGAGCGCTGGTCTTCCTCGCCTGGGGAGGATACTCACTCAGAGAGTGCTGAAAAACGCTCCTGGCGTGTTCAGTTCCCTGGGGGTGAAACGGGCTGGCGCGCAGTTCGGTAGAGGCGGCCCCGCTAGGGTAACAAGCGATATCCTCCCACCGTTCCAGGCAGCGGGGAGGCACCGCAGCATCCGTGGTGGGTTGAGAGACTTGGGGATACCGTTTGGGCAGGCGAAAAAGTTAGCAAGGCAGTTCGGGCCATTACCTGAGCCGTTCAAGATAGCTCAGTTTGTGGACTACAACCCCCAAACTGGACGCATGGAGGGTTTGAGCCCTACGGAGGAAGACCTTTTGTTGGGTCTGTACGAACTCTCAGGGATTGGAAGGGCCGACTTCATTAGTCAGGTAGATGCCGCCACCATACGGGGCGCGTTCAACAGGCCCCAGAGAATCGGGTTTGTAGGACGCGCCGCGTAGTCACTACATCGCGAACGATTGCCGCCCTACGGGGCGGTTTTTTGATGGAGGAAAACATGGTACAAGAAGCCAACCCCATTGCGCCTGCACCTGACCCTGGCCCCGCGCCTGCCGCGCCGGAGAAGGAACCCTTCACGGCCCCGCAGGATGCCGCGCCAGAGGCACCTGTAAGCCCAGAGGCAGAGGCAGAAAAGCTGTGGCTGCACGAAGTTGAGTCCGAGGACGCCGCGTGGGACCACGAGAAGTTTGCGTCCCGCCGTGAGGCTATCGAGACCACCGCTCACGGTAAGGGCCGCCTTGAGGCTCAACAGGAAACCTCCTCCCTTCTTGACGAGGGGCGAGAGTCCTTCGACACCGCGACCCAGCAGTTACGCTCCCTCCTTGGCCGCTTTAACAAGGCCGCCACCGACGGAATCTTGGACTCCTCAGCCGTTCAGGAACTACTCGCCAACAACAGCGCCGCCTTCGAGGTGATGAACAAAGCCTCAGACCCGCAGTATCAGAACCAACACAGGGGCGCTGCGTTTGGGTATTTTCTGAAAGAGCTGGGGGAAGAGTTGGGCGACACATCGTTCGTCCAGGATTTCCAGAGCCGCCTACCGTTTGCCGTGCGAGGGATGGACAAGAAGTTCATTCCCGACCTCCGCAGGCGAATCGCGGGCAAGGACGGAGACGACCGCTACGACGACGGCTACAAGAAGGGACTCAAGGAAGGGAAGGCAGCCCAAGCCGAACAAACGAACGCTCAGCAGAACAAGGGAGCGGGGCCGAACCTCGCGCCTGGGAAGGCCGGGGGTGGGAAGAGTGACAGGGAACGCCAGCTCGACCCCGCTACACCTGTATCAGAACTCAGAGAAATACGTGCCCGCCAGGGAGCGGGCAGATAGGAGATAAACCATGGCTTCTGGAGAGACCACAACTGGGAGTCTCAGTGACGCACTACCAGATGTCGTTTCCGATGCCCGTATCAAGAAAGAGTACGAGGGCAACTGGCGGCGAACCTGCGACATCAGGCAGCAGGAAGAGGGCACGGGCCTGGGCTGGACAGAGTTTTCTCTGGATCAGCTCTCACGGCAGGCGATCACTGAGACGGCTGACAACCGCAACTTTCAACAGCTTTCAGGCTCGCTTCAGGCAATCGAGCCGACGATGAACCAAATCCTTATCAAGATCACAGACAGGACATATCGGAAGCTCGCCAAGATTGTGAGCAGCAAGTTCGGTGGACTCGCGGGCAACGCGATGAACCGAGGCGACGATGAGGACTATCTTGCGACGTTCTCAACCTTCGCCACCACGAACTCGCCGGGCGCGGGTAACCCGATGGCCTTTGGTTACATAGCTTCAGCCGTAACCAACATTCAGGGCAACACAACTGAGCCCAGCATGGCCGAGGTTTACAGTGTCCTGCACCCGTTCCAGAAGAAGGACATTCAGGATGAAGTCCTGGCTGGGGTTGGTACCTACACTGTCCCCGAAGGCATGACAGCGGACACGTTCCGTAAAGGCTTCTCAGGCACAGTGGCGGGCTCCAACCTGTTTACGGACGGGAACATCACCATTGACGCGTTGAGTGACGCTAACGGTGCTACACACTCTCGCGAGGGTGTCATCGCCGCTATCGGCATGGACATCAAGCACGAGGCAGACCGTGACATCTACTTCGGTGGTGGCGCGGACGTGATCTCGCTCACCAATGAACTTGCTTTTGCAGAGCGCAAGAGCAGCGGAACCCAGGTCTGGGCGTACAGGCACTTGAGTGACGCTACAGCACCCACGAGTTAGTCATGATTCATCAGGACATCGTTGATCTGATCTCGGCGGGCAAGTTCGAGGAAGCCGAGGAACTATTCCGCGAGAGAAACCGCAGGGGCGGCGTTTCGGGGCACGACGCCCAGATCATGCAGGCGGTGGAAAAGAAGGTTCGCGCAAGGCTGGCAACTGTAGTGGAGACCCCGCCGCTCCAAGAAGTCAAGGCGAAAAAACCTAGTAAGACTCCGCGCAGGACGCGACGGAGAAAGGAAAAGTAAATGACTATCCAGAGCGATTATGGCCGACTTGGAACGTTCGAGGACTTCGGTGGCTACGAGGCCACGCAGACGATCTCCAACGCGACCGTCGTTCGTGTCAAAGACCTCGCGCTCGTCGCTGTTGGTGACGACGTGGCCTACATCAACACCGTTGACGAATCTGGCGGCGTGGCCTCTTTCAGTGGCGGCGGCGCCGCTGGTAACGGCATCGCCATCTACGGCGCACCGGCAGTTCCGTCCAGCAATGGCACCCTCACAATGGAGGCGAGGTTCAAGGGCGCATCAGCCACTGACCTTCGTGTGTTCTGCGGATTCCAGGAGACAGTCTCAGCAGCAGAGCCAGTCAACCCGTTCACGTTGAGTGGCACGACCCTGGTATCGAACAACACTGGCAACACTGTCGGCTTCTATACCGACACGTCAGCCGACACGGACGACTACAGATTCCACGCCTCGTTGGACGGGACAGAGTTGACCACCGCAGCGCTGGGCTCGTCTATTGATGGCTCGACCACGCTGGGGGCGTTGGGGATTCGAGCCGTTGCCACCCTCACAGCCGACTCGTGGGTCATCTGTCGCGTCCAGATCGACGTGGCCGGTGGGGCCGAGGGTTGGTGTGGTGCGGTTGGCATGGCTGACCAGAACGGCCTGTCACCGATTGCCCGTATGAACTCGGGTTCTCTCGACGCAGACGCGCTGTACTTTCCGATCCTCCACCTTCTCGCCGCAGCGAGCGGCGACCCCCTCTTGAAGGCGGACTATTTTGGTTGGAAGGGCAGCCGCGACTGGAACTTCTAGAACCGCATAGCAGGCTTCTGGGGGCGGGCCTTCAACCGCCCCCATCCTTTTCAGGTGCCGACCTTTCGGCAAAGGAGATTAAGAAATGGGATGGGAACCAAGTTCAACCAAGCGTGGCTGGCACTACAACAACGAAACACGGAACCTCGAAGCCTATAACAACGGTAACGAGATTTTCCAGTATCCGTTCGGGCAGTCCTACTACGTGGACTCCATCAACGGCTCGGCCACAAGCACGGGCCTGTCATGGGCCACGGCCTACAACACGATCAGCCTGGCGATGACGGCGGCTGCCGCGCTGGGCGCAAGCACCGTCCGCAGAGGCGGAGTGAGTATCTTCGTCGCCCCCGGTGGATACACTGAGGACGTTGAGACGCCACTCAACACCGTGTGTCCCTTCGGGCAACTGATTGCCGTGTCGCCCGGCCCCGATTCCTTCGGGGCGGCGTGGCTCCAGGCATCAACGGCGTCGGCACCTGCCCTTGCGATCAGGGCGAGGGGCTGGTACGTCGCTGGCTTTGAGTTCGATGCGCTTACCGACTCCGCCTGTGTGTACTTCGATGGCGTAACCACCAACGCAAATGCGTCGGGCACGGTGATCGAGGACTGCCTGTTCGTGGGGCAGAACCAGGGTCTCTACGGACTTCAGGTGACGAACACGAACACCAACGCTGCCCTCTGCGTGATCCGAAACAACAGGTTCTATGGATTCGCTTCCGGCTCGACGGCGGGGGCCTGTATGCAATGCACCGACGAAACCTCAGACGCACCCGGCCTCTGGACTGTTGAGGACAACTGGTTCGCGGACAGCGACAATCTCATCAAGGACATGTCGTTCAAGATGTGTACCGTCCGCAACAACACCTTCGTCGCGGGCGGGGCTAACCAGTCTCCGACGCAGAAACTCAAGAACACCAACGGTTCCCTCACCAACTTCTACGGGAACTCGTTCGGCGGAACCTACACCCCCGCTGGTGGCTATGCGGCAGGCTCAGGTGACGACTGGGCGGGCAACATGGCAGAGGACGTGGCTGGCGAAGCGGCCAACGGTTGGACTTACAACGTTCCGTCTGACTAGTCGGTGAAGGGTTAATGTCCATCACCCACTACCGTACCTGCAAGAAGTGTGGCGAGATGTTCACGGGGCCGAAATGTCCTCTGTGCGGGGAGACCGATGCACGTAGTTGCTGACAGAATCTTCCCAGATGAGTCTTGTTATGGCCTCATGGAGACCCGTGAAAGCGGTAGGTGGATACAGAGATTATGGGTTATCCGTGGCGACAGGAAGGCCAAGTATGAGACCGACATTGGCCCTGCCTCTGACTTTCCTGACGCCACGCCCCTAATCTACATCTCTGACGGCGATGACACCGTGGCCGAGCTTCAGTACCTCGCGGAGATGGACCGCAGAAACGACAAGTGGGCCAAGCGACGAAGGGAGATGCAGTCCGAGAGTACCCTGATCGCTGACATCCTCCGTCAAGAGGAGCGCAAGATCGCCGAGCGACAGAACCGCAGCGTGTTCGGCCCCCACCACTCAGCCCAGCGCATTGACTATCCAAGAGAGGCCGTGAAGGCCAAGCAGAAAGAGAGACGAAATGCCAACAACCACTGAGCGTGACCTTCGCCCGCAAACCTCTGGTCTGGGCGGGTTGGAGAAGGAGGTTCTCTTCCAGCACATTCGCACGGGCCAGAGCCCGGTCAAGATATGGGCCATGGCGGACGGCGAAGAGCTTGAGGTTCCTGAGCACATTGTGGCATCAGCGATGCAGAAGAAGGACGCTGAGGGCAACTGGATGTTCACCCAGAGGAAAGAGGAGGCCCCGCCCTATGTGGGGGGTACGGTACTCTGCTTCCTCCATGCCGACAGCCTGGAGCGGGAGTCCAACGTTCTTGACAAGATCGGGTTGGCTGGCAAGCGATGCCCGAAGGGCAACCTCGCTAGCGAGCACTCCAAGCGCATCCACGCCGCCACTCGGCACAGCAAGGAGCAGGAAGCGTATCAAGACTATCTCGACAGGCAAGAGAGGCAGGAAGACCGTAGCGCACAGCGTGAGCAGCTTGCTGCGACTCTGGCGTTGGCGGGCTCGGCGGTAGGCGGGAAGCCGGCGAAACTCGTGTCGTGCAAAGCCGAAGGCTGCGATTACGAGGGTACGAAACGGCAGTTGTCTGGGCACAGGATGGGGGCACACAAGAGTGGCGACGTATCTGAGTGAGAACCTGAATGAAGCCGAGGAGGTCTCTGGCCCCACGAAGCTCACAGGGTACTCATTGACAAACACGGGCACGAAAGACCGCTACGTCGTTCTCAAGGGTGGCACCAAGAAGGTTACGCTGGTTGTGCCGCCAGGCGAAACGATAAACATGTCAGGGATGTCTGAGCCGTTCCCAGAGGGGATGACGATAGAATCCCTGGTGGGCGACGGCACACTGGTTGCCAACATCTTCCACGAAGAGATGTTCCCTGCCTTCAGTGATCTGTCGATTGAGGTAGCCGAGTAGTGGCTGTTACTGATACGAGCCACGAGAACCCTACGCGCTTCTTCGGTCTATCTACGGACACGAAACCGACGAGCGCGATGGTTGACTCGACGTTCTATGAAACGGACACGCGGCACAGGTTCCTCTATGACGGCGCCAACTGGATTCGCAGTGAACAGGTGGCGGTGGAACAGGTGGGAACCGTCGAAGTGAACGAGGTGCGGGCTACGTCCGTCATCTTGGGCGAGATACTAACGGAATTGAAAATCCAGAACGCTCACCTGGCGATGGTGACGGGCGAAGAGTTGGACGAAACGGACACGGAGGGTTGAGATGCCACAGCTAGAAGATGGAACTGGCTCAGGGAAACGGGCTGCTGTCGATACGCAAAACCGCCTGCTGACAAAGGCAATCGAAAACTGTGATTGCAAGGACAACTCGATCAATCAGGCGCAGTCGTATGAGTTTGCGACAGGCGCGTTCCTTGCGCCGACAGCTACTGACGAGCACGCGGTTCTCTACATCAAGAACACGTCGAGTACCAAACGCATGCACATCCACACGATCAGGACATGCGGCTCTGTTGTCCAGCAGTGGATTCTATACAAGAACGACACCGGTGGGACGATTGTGTCAGACACGAACGCAGGAGTAGAAGTGAATCATAACTTCTCCTCAAGCAATGTCGCAGAGGCTGATGTGTACGCAGCCAGCGCCGCAGGCAAGACGAGGAGCGGCGGGTCATGGATGAGCCAGCATATCAATGACATAGGCCACAGCAACGTAGATTACGAAGGGGCGCTGATCCTCAGCCAGAATGACTCACTTACGCTCACTGTGCAGAATGTCGCATCCGCCACTACCTTGAGCTGTGCGAGAATCCACGTCTACTACGAAGAGAAATGATTGACGTAAACATACTGGACGGCGATGGGACGGGGTTGAAGGCCCATGTCCATGGATTCAGTACCGCAAAGCGGGACAACCATTCCGGCCTACTGGTGCTCACGAGGCCGTTTCAGGACTTCAATCCAGAGTTTCATCCGTTCCTGAATGACACGTTTGGAGCGGCGATGAACCAGAACATCGCGTTCAGCGGTACGCCTGAGATTATCCATAACGGAGGCACTTCGGCAGAGTGGACGGGTACGGCCATAGCGGGAACGTGGAACTTTGCAGACGGCGGGAAGGTGACAATCACCAGCGCAAGCAACAACGATGCGGCGTCCTTCGCGGAGGAGAGCCCAACGACCATTGACATGTCGGGTTTTACCGCCCTTACGGGGAAGGTAGACCTTGATGTATACAACCCGACGAATAATTCAATCATTCTGGCGTTCGACCTCGCTGGAGTCGCTGTCGGCAATTCCGTAAACCTGAACGACTCTTACATTGACACGGGAAACTTCGCGGAGCAGAGCTTCGCCATCCCGAAGGCTGATTTCGGACTTGCTACTCAACTCTTAGACGGGATGACGATAACGATGACCCGCTTAGGGGGCACAAAGCCGACGGTGAAGTTTGACGATATTCAGTTTGAGCAGACTGGCACACCGGCTGTGTTCAAGGCGACTACTCCACCGGGGACTCGCTACCACATAAACAGGCTCAGGTTCGCAATGGCAGATGCCCTTGATGCCTTCGTCACGGTAGCGGGCGCAACTGAGAACGCAACATTACCAGCGCTGTCCTACAACAAGTTATTGGGGGTATCCGCACTGTCCAACGGGATAGTGTTTCAACAGGTACAGAACGGGAAGGTCAACCTCTCCATAGCCCTGAACCAACTATCAGACTTCTTGGCGACCGGCTTCACCATCGCAGACGCAATCAGCGACGGAACTAACACCTTCATCAGCATGGAACTGGACTTCTTCGAGCCGATTGTTTTAAGGGGTGGCGCTGGTAACTTCCTGTCGCTGACTATCAGTGATGACCTGTCGGGGTTGCTGCAATTCACCGCAACGGCCAGAGGCGCGCTGGAAATCTAGTAGGCCGGGAGACTTCTCCTCTCGGAATCAAATGTGTAGTCAGAAGGGAGAATGAATTATGGCTACGGAGTTAAGC